GATAGTAGCTGTGTAAGAAGTAGATTTCTTAATGTAAGCTAATTCGTCATCGAAGAATGAATTTGCTGTATCTCGTATCGTTAGAAATTCCATATCATTTGGAACTAAGTCTATGGTACCGGTTGAGTTGAAGTCATATCTCTTTAATACAAACTTAATGTCTTCATCTTGATAAGATTTCCAAGCACTATCATTAGTCGATGTGAACAATACTCCATCACCCCAATCATTAGTTACCGCAACAGTACTAGCTACGCTTCCTGTTGATTTAGATGTTGCTCCAACTTTAGAAGTCCATATCAAATAATCTGGAGAGTTCGCATCAGGTATAACTACAAACGCATACTCTTTATTAGCATTCAATCTAACAGGATTATCAAAGACGAATGAAGTCTTTTCAGTTCCGTCAACAGAATCTACAACTACTTGAGATGAATTCAGATGTTTAGATGCGAATGGTAAAACCTTCTTAGATGGATATCCATTCTCAACTTCTCTTATTTGTAATGTTACGCCTAAAGTGCTACTCTTTTTCTTAAAGAACACTTCTACTTCACTAAGCATAGCGATATTAGCGCCAGCGGTACTAGAAGATTTCACTTTAAATGTTTGAGCAATTGGATCTCCAACCTGTCTTTCAACTTGTCTCTGTATAATACTGACAGAAGTGTCAAAGTCAACGGTTCTGGTTGTAGTGCTTAAATCAGTCTTATTTATGTCAAAGTTATACCCTCTGTAGCTCGCTCTGCCATAAGATGTTGATGCAGAATCTATAGAAGAGTATGTATCGACATCGACAACTTCTAATACATTTTCACCGACAAAGAAAGTGCTTGCAGGAATGTTAAATATCGCAGACAGCACACCATTAGCATCTGATCTAACAGCAGTATTTTTATCTTCATGCCAAGCACCTGATACATTCTTAACATCTAAGCTGGAACTATTACTAGTACTAAATGATATATTTGTTCCTGGAGCGACATGAGAATCAACAGACTTTTGGTCGAAAAAGAAGTAGTGTCTGGTGTTAGGTCTTAAACCAGTTACCAGAATTTTTACTTCCTGTCTCCTTAGATAAGGCTTCATGTTTATATCAGTGATGAAGTTACCCACTTTCTGGTTGAACTCACTCATAGAACTAGTTAAAGAACTCTGCTCAAAGGTTTGATTGAACTGACCCATTATAACTCTACGCCTAGGCCTTGTTGTTCCAGTTCTAACTTCACCTAAAAACTCTTCTGTGGTGAGAGGCATAATTTCTTGAAGATTATCTACAAGGTCAAGCATTGGTCCAGAAATATCTATTTCAAGATTTACAGCCGGATTTTGAGTTACATCGTATCCAGAGTTGAAAGGAGGATCGATAATAGCTTTACCTTCATAACTATAAAAGTTTGATACGCAGTTCCTAAAGTTTGTTGCGTAAGGCTGAGTGATAATACTTACTTTAGTGCCAGTATCTGCTATCGTTGCAACATCAGGAAAAGCCACATTAGCTCCAGTCTGACTTCCAACTTTTAAGTCTACTGGGAACTGCTTGACTGCAGGAGTTACAACAGTTCTACCTTTATCGATTGCCGCTCTAAATTCAGGATCTCGAATATCTGCGATATTTAAGTCTTTAATGGAGTCAGCTAGAATGCCGTTTTTGAATCGATTTGCACCAGAGCCATCCCTAATCTCAAGACTAGCTGTATCTTGCTCTAGTAGACTCAAAGAAACTACATCTATTAGACCGTCCACTTTCTGCTCTATCTCACCTATATCTTCCATAGTGTAGTTTTTATTTGCGACACTTCGAACACTAATTTTGTTTTCGCCTGTGATGTCTGCCGTATTGTTGGGCACACTAACATGGCTGATAGCATAATTATCTCCTATGAAAGGAAGGCTAGGATTCTCGTCTTCACCGCCCTTGAGTAGGAATATGTTAGAGTATTCGTCTAATGCCACACTATCTATTCTAGACATATAGTAAGTCTGATCACCGCTTACTGTTGCACCGTTTGCAGGAGTAAGTCCTCTAGTAATATCTAATGACGCAGGCGATGAAGAGTTTACTGTTGGTGCACCGCCAGCTCCCGTACTAGGATCGACATTGCTTGTGGCATACGGTCTAAAGTCATATGAGTTCAGTAGATCGTGTTCGATCAAATCCTTTGTCGTGTAATCGTGGACTAAGTATTTGCTGGTAACATTATCATAGCTGTTGGCTATTAAATATCCACCGCCAACAGTAGAAGTTCTTTTTAAGTACTTAAATCTAATGAGCAAGTCGTTGTCAGTTAAACTTTCGCCCGAATACAAAGTCAAAAATGATCTATCATAGAATCCATCTTTTTGATTTCGCACAAGTCTAAACTTAGAGGTAACATCTGTTGTGCCGGTTGCCCCAAACTTATCTTGCACACTAACGATTTCGATTGCATTAGGAATTCCTAATAGAGCGCCATTAGTTGCATTATAAACAGTCTTAACATATCCAGTCTCTTCTGTTAATGTATCATGAGAAACATTAGTCTGTAAAACATTGTAGTAGACAGTCGTAGGAGTACTGGCGACCCCACCAGTTGTGGTTAACACGACAGATATATTGTTCGAACCTGATGCTGTAGCTGTCATAGTCTTATCAGAAGCGTCAAGAGCAACTATGTCTGTGGCTAGAGGCTTTTCTGTTGCTGTGGCTGTCAATGTAAAAGAAGCAGTGTTGATAGAAGTATCTTTCACTCTTTTGACTACACTAACATTCGCAATAGAACTCATTCCAGATTTACCAGAATCGAATATCATAGATCCCGCAGAAGCTTCATTAAGCGTACCACTGCCTGTAAGCACAGTGGTGCCTATTCTCAATATAGGCGTAGATTCTTTGCCTGTATTTTTTTGAATTGCATATACAAATATTTTGCCTGGAGTAACATTCGCTACTGAACAGCTACCTATTGCAGTGCTGCCTCCTGTATCTTGAAAGAGGGTGTATCTCGTGCCGTCTAGGTTGTAATCTTGTACAACTGCCGCTTGAGCAGAACTGTAGGTGAAGTATTGTCCATAGCTAACACCAGTGTGTTGTGCTGTTCTACTTTGCGTTGAAGATATAGGAGAAATGGGCAGTTTCGTAGTTGATACATTAGTAACTTCTTGACCTCGAACGTAGGCTTTACCTGGAGAAACGATAGCGAATGCTGTGTTTCCTTCTTTTTCAAGGGTAACTTTAAGTCCATTAGTTACATAGTTTCCAGACTCTTCATAAGTTCTTCTAGCTAATTCAGTAGTCACTGTGTTGAATTGCGTGACATCACGAATACGAACAGGCTTACCATTAGAATATCTAATAAGAGCGAAGAACTCTGTAGGCTCTGCTGATGTGCTATAAGATACCAGTGTAGGAACAAGCTGAAGTCTATCAGCTCCTGGCGCATTCTCGTTGTTGAATCCTGAAGCATTGTCTAGAAGAGTTGTGTCTAAATCAGAATCAATTAGATTTTCTTTAACAGTGAAGCCGACTGAAACGGGATTAATAACGCTAGTGTCAGTTGCATCTTGACCAGGGATGTTACGATATTTAGTTACAATAATGAATTGATTATCTACGAAAATGAAGTGTCCTTTCTGATAGATAACACCCTCTTCGCAAGAAATACCAAATGATTTGCCTGCGTGATTGGTTGTGGTGGCTACAGTCACATCAGCTACTAGAGTATCTGTCGAGTTCTTAACCTGAAGTACTTCGCCTTGAAGAAACTCTTTAACATCAGTAGCGTTATCTTGTGTAGTATTCAAATACTTAACAAAGAAAGTCTTTAGGTCTGGATCTTGAGTCTGAAAGCCACCTTGACCCTTAATTATCTCAGCCTTTAGTCCAGATGTCTGACCCGTAACTGTGAAGGTAGTTGTAGTTCCATCAGAACCAACAACTTGATCATAGATTGACGGATCATTAAATCCTGCCTGATCATTCAACTTCACATAGTTCAGGTCTTGCCTGGCGGTTAAGTTAATACCGCTAATGATTGTGCCCTCTTTGTATATATTAGAGCCAAATCTCTCAACTTGCTTTTGCAAAATCGATTGAAGTTGAGTCAGTTCTCTTGCTTGAACAGCCTTTGCCGGCTTGAACAAAACACGGTTGAACTGTTTCGCTTCATCGAAATCATCGTAATACGGATCTACATTTAAATCGGTGTTAATACCCATGGGCTATATACTCTTTCCTTAAAAGTCAAATGTGAACTTTACTTTTTCTCGTCTGTTCTCTACTCTAGTAATAGGAGAAAAGTCTATAAAGTGAAGAAGTTCTCCAGTATACGGATCATATGATCCATAAGTGATAGTACTATTTATACTTACTGTAGTGGCAGTGGTAGCGTTCGGCGAATTTTTTATTCTAATATTTCCTTCTTGTAGCTTACTCTCAAAATCTCCATAATAATCTACTAGATAAATATCTGTATTTGCACCATTTACCTTAGACTCATGTATCTTAGCTGTCACAATCTCTTCATCGTGATCATCAGATAAATTGTCTACTACGACAGTAACTGTTCCAGTTTTAGTTGATCCTACAGCAGAAGTGTTTTGTGAAGTGAAAGCTTGTCCTGGCTTTACATTTCCAGAAGAAACTCCTAAGTCAGTCCACTCAGTATTAGAAGTATTACCTAGGCTGTTTATCACATACTTCTCTCCGTCTACCATATCTTTGACATCTACAACTCTGAGATACTGTTCAATATATTTATTCGCTACAGCATCAGATGTTACATCTCCTGGTACGCTCACGACAACTCTATTATCGAATGATGCGGGAATAGATGAGTTGCCAGTTGCATAATCTGTAAATGTCGGATTCTTAATTAGTCCAACTTGAGTGTATGTGTTACTATCAGGAATAGTATCCGATTCTCCTGTGAAGTTAGTCACGATAGCCAATCTACTCATTGCCATCTCGTTAATAGGACTAGATCCATGACCGCCTTTTGAAGAAACTATAACTCTTAATGTTGTTATTCCAGGAGCAGTCAGACTCTTAGGATAGACTACTTGAGCGGTAGCGAACTTATACTGAGTACCCTTAGTTTCAAACGCAATTCTTTTTAGTGTTCCGAACTGATCTATAATTCCGTAAGCCTTGGCTCTAGTTCCTTCTAGGGTGCTAGAGGTAACAGCTATCTTGGGAACTAGCTGACCAGAAGAGCCTGATATAGTGTCACTAGTTTTTAGTGTAATAGTTATTTCCTTATCTGCATTATTAGATGTAGAGGCTATAACATCATAAAGCTTTCCTTGAGTTGCTCCACTAGCAGACCTAAAGTACATATATTTGTAAGCATCCGAATCATTATATAGGGTTCTGCCCACTTTGTTAGTAACGCCCAGTATTATGTTTAATTTGTCTCCAACAACAGATGTAGACTTAATAAGAACATCAGAGGAATTTGCTATCGTAGTTGCTTCACCAAACAAATACTGATTAAACTGTCCAGTAGGCGTAGTTTCAACGGCAATCTGTGAGATGCTTTCTTTTGCGTTTGCTATTACATCTGCATCTCCATACTCTGAAGGTAAAGGCAAACTATCAGATGTTTTATATATGTCAGCTTCACCAGAACTGACCGTAAACATATAATGCCATATATACTTGTCACTAGTTTCGATTGATTGGTAATCGACTGTGGCAAATGATTCGATCACTGTTTGAGGACTAACTGTCGATGGCGCACCATTATTGTTCTCTATGCACTTGAACACTATATAATCGTTTTCATCATTTTGTATTGTTACAAACATATTCATATCTTCAACATCTTTTGTGTCATCAAAAGCATCGTAAACTGTGCCTGATATCCAAGAGTTTTGATAGAACATATATCTTGCAGATGTATCACCTATCTTGTTACCGAAAATAACTTTTCTTTGAAATTCTCGTTTAGATTTCTGCGTATTAGATATAGATGGAACTCCGGAAATAGAAGCCAATGATGTAGAGGCAACTATATAATAGTTTGCTTCTGGTCTCGATATAGAAAGTTGATTATCTACTAGAGTCTTTATTGCGCTATCATGTCTAGCGCCACTGGAGTTTGTCAAAGACAAATCTATACTGGAATTGTTAGTATCGTATGATTGAAGTTGAGTCAAGAAATTAGCGCCAAGCGTGGCATTCTTATTCTCGAAAGAACTGAACAACTCATTAGTCGTCTCAATTTTAAAATTTTCTGTTATAATCTTTGCCATTATTCTTTTCCGTAGTTATTAAACTGAGCGTTGCTCTCTAGTTTTAGGACCTATGATATATGGATATGCAGGGTTATTAAATTGTTGATCTGAGAATGTTAAAAAATATGCGTATGTTCCCGTAGCGTAGTCAGGAGTTTTACAATATCTTCCGTTATGCTCATCTAAAGTGCCGAGAGTAGCAATATACTCAAAGTCCTCTATGAACGATCCTTCAATTATTTGTCCGTACGTAAAGCCTCTTCCACCTGCTTCTGTAAGTTTAGTTCTATATGAACTAGTCATCTGCACTACACCAGAAGATGTGTCAGTAGCACTTGTGTATCCGTATGGACCATATATGGGATATCCATCAAACGCAAATCCTATAAGCTTCGAGTGTCCATCAGCGTGTCTCATCTTCTCACTGCCAAAGCTATTAAGATTATAATAGTCATTAGAGGCTGTAAACACAGTGTTACCTACCATTCCATTCGTATAGAATGCACCACTTCTATATCTATATTCTCCTCCAGTTTCTGGTCTACCGCCACACAAGTCTGGTCTATATTCATTCACTATTTGCGCTTCATTCCATGTAAAGTTATTGGGCGCTCCAACAGCCGACAATGGTAAAGTACTACTACTTGAGCCTGCAGAGTAAATGACCACACCATTTGTGGTGATTCCTATAGGACCAGTTAATGTCACATCCTGCGGATCACTGGTATTACTTCCAGCCCTATATTTTATAGTGAAGTCATGACTCTGATCCTGTATCGTGATTCCATCTAAAAAGGTTCGAACACCAACATTGGTTGGTGGATTTAAACCGCTAGTATCTCCTCCAGCTTTCGCAGGATAAGGATCTCCATCACTTGTAATTCTCAATGTAGCCATTATGCTGTATAAACTCCTGATACTTGTGCGACAAGTTTATCGCCAGACTCTGCTGTATAGTCCTCTCCGTCTGTTGTGATATACTGCTGTATAGTAGTCTCGAAGAATGAGAACTCTATATTCAGAGAAGACTCTAAATTATTAATACTATTTATCAAGGGCGTGCTGAACAACTTTGTCCCTGCTACGCCCACTGTCTCATCAATCAATGGTGTATAGACAGCAGGATCAACAATAGAAGATACATCATAGGAGTATTCCTGATAGTAGTCATTATCATGTATCTTCATGCCGCTATCACTTATAAAAGAAGTCTTTGATTTCCATTTACCTTCAGTCTTACCTTGTCCTAATACTCTGAGATTAGCAGTCGCAACAGTCTGGTTATAATAAGCACTATCGGTTTCTAGGTTTACTATCTCAACAGACTCGTTATCTGTGTATCTATAACCAGTCTTAATAATAGACACTTCATCTATTTGTCCAGTTTGAAAAGAAGCTACGCCGTCAATTTCCGCATTTGATCCCATAGGCAAAGAGTCTACATCGTCTATGATAGTTGTGACTGATCTATCTAAATTAGATACCTTAATGGGAAGAGATGTGTCAAATCCATGGAAGCTTATTGGTCTGAAATATAAATCGTTTCCAGACCTCTTTAAGAATTTAGCTTTAGATGTGTATTCTATTGTGCCGCCAGGCGTAAATGCAAATGATGTAGAACTCTCTGTATATCCTGCGCCTACAGTACTTGTTCCTAAAGCTTCTAGTGCTGATTCACTTATATTGCCTGCTTGATTTATATCGATATCAGGTATAGTTCTCGCTTGAGTTATAGTATCTCCAGCATCCAAAAAGAAATCTACGCTGTCAAATGTGATGATGATATCTTTCTTATTGAACTTAGCTATGTTATCATGAACTAATAGAGTCTTAACATCGTTCTGATAAGCAGTACCGGTTGAAGATATATTCAAAGAATCGATGGTGCCTATTTTCAAGGTAATTGCTGAGAAAGCATCTGCAAGAGAAGTATCGTAGTTCTCAGCTCCTGGGCCAGACATCTGATAATCTTCTCCCACATCTCCTTGATTGTTATTGTTAGGATCGATCACAGTAGTTAAAAAGTCACCAATCTGATCTGTAACCAAACTCACTGTCTCTACATTCGTCAATGTTCCTATATCGAATTTGGCAGAAGCGTTAATTGCACCAAGAGACTTAATAGAAAATTCATAGTTTCCCAGTGTGGTCACCAAGATATCATCTCTTATTCGCCAAACAGAGAATGAAGGATTAGTCACAGAAGGAAAGTCGATAGCGGTACCAGCTTGATTTCCAATAGAGTTGCTACTGAGATTTAACTGTGGCAGTATAGGTCTAGCAGTGGCTTGAAATCCTGGATATATTCCAAACTTACTATACATAGAATATATTCCGTACAAAGCTGTTGCGTAAGACTGAGATGGCAAATTAGGAGCAATACCAGGTAGCTTTTGATTTTGTCCAACATCAGTGTAAACAGATGACGCAACGGCGGTTAAATAATCAGCAAGTATTTCACTGTCTACGCTACTAACTCTTGGTACGGGAGTGCTTGAATCGAAATTAGCAACAAAGTCGTCAGAGGAAGAGAAATTGCTGGGTCTAGTTAAATTTCTAGTGTAATGTGAAAATGCTTCTGGAATAGCAAAAGTGCCAGGAGATATTATATTGGTAATTGCCGCCCCTAACGCATTAGCTACACCAGGAATTACAATAGAGCCGAAGTCATATACTTCTTTAGCGGTATTAGATTGAACAAATATGAGTGGATGCCTATATTCGATAACTCTTACAGATCCATTCATTGTGAATTGCTCTGGTCCTACTGTACCATTTCCCACTCCAGATAATGGTGATGAACCGTCTACCATAAATTGAGCGCCAGAAGCGACAAACACCTCACCCTCTACAGGAGAAGCATCAGCACCTAGATTAGTCCACTCAGCATCACTCGTATTACCTTTTGATACTATTCTATACCTTTGACCTGAAACTAATTGAGTTGTAACATTTGTTGTAGAGGTCGAGCCATCATATGTAATAGGTACACCCGATGTTACTAATACATCGCCTTTCCGAATATCAACATAGCCAGACGCACCAGGCACATTTGCTGAATCGATAATCAGTACTTGATTACTGATGCCAATATCATTCGAAGCTGTGACAGATGCTGGATCAACATAGCCAAACCCGCCATCTCTAATAGTGAAGTTAATTTCACCAGTCTCTGTCTGAGAAGTTTTAGACACTCTACCTTCGCCATCAAGACCACTGATGCTAGACTTTATCTTGACCTTATCACCAACTTTCTGATTAGCAATTCTATTAATTGTATTAACATTTACTTCATTAATCGATCCTGATATCAACTTACCCACATTGGTAGCAGTCTCAATCCCACTACTGTTTGTTGTCACAATCTCAATCGAATCGTCAGAAGAGAAAGAGCCAGCTATATTTGATAGATAGAGAATAGGAGATAATGCTCCATTAAAGTTTACAAACAACACTTCATCGACAAATGCAGAAGAAAGAGATATATCGCCTCGTATTCTATCTCCTCTTGATATAGGATACTCATCTACTGAATAGACAGGTAACATCTCTAGATAAACATCACCGCCCCAAACAGAATCAGATGGTCTTAGTATAGCAGTACTCGGATAGAACACTTCAATATCTTGATCAAAGAATAATCTGAATAGCAACTCAAGACTCTCTTGTGTACCTTTTCTCTTGTACATATCTTGAATATGCTTAATGATAAATCGAATATCAAGTGCAGTGTCAAGAGGGAGATCAGCTAGATACTTCTTCTTATAGTAGACAAGGAATGTAGTAAGTGTGGTATCGATATCCTTGAGTTTTGGTATGTCACGATCCATCTTCTCATCATTATGCTGATAATAAGCCTGAATAAACTCTACAAGAAAATCTCCTTGTTCCTTGTAGATGTCAGGAAACTGTTCTGCTATTCCTGAGTAGATGCTATCTCGTATCGTAACGGGCATATTATGATTCCAATGGACTTACAGTTACTGTTACATCTTCACCACGAATCATAAGAATACGATCCTTAGGTGGCTTAATATCTTTATTCACTGTGTTAGCAGTAAACTTAATTGCTTTATTCAAGAAAGAACTTACGCTAAGATTTGACAACTTAACAGCACCTGTAGTATAATTAATAGTACCTACCGAAGGCTTAAACACACTTTCTTGATCTGTGTTTGCAGTCACAAGCATGATATTACCATTACCGTCATCTTTTGCTGTTACAAGTGTATTCTCTACAGTAAACTTAGTAGACTCTACAGCAGGCTTGAATGCCGTGAATCCTAATGTGACATCAAACGGATATGGCTGTACTAGCTGAGACTCAAATGAGAACGATGGACTAGTCGCAAAGTTTAGTGTAGGGACATACTCAATGATAGGCTTGGCTACAATATCAGAAGACACAATCGATCCATCAATTGAATCTAAGAATGCCGCTAGTCGTGATTGGCGAAGTGTCTTATTAAAGTCGTTTAAGTTCGTGGTCTGATAACTATCAATACCAGCAACAACCTCGCTCTGAATCTGAGATGCGCTCTTGCTTGTAGCAGTAGAATCATAAACTACTCTAACCACTGTATCAACAAACAAGAACTTCGCAACAACAAACACTGGCTCAATTGTAAGCGGAGTCTTATCTCGTAGATATGATCTGAAGTTAGCAATCTCGTAATCAGCCGCACCTTCACCACCAGTCACATCAACTGAGATAATGACTTTACCAAATTGTGGGGGTGAAACTTCATCACCACCATATACAGATATCGCTTGAATGTTCGGGAATCTAGCACGAAGCAGAGTCTCGTAATCTCGTTTCGTGACTGCTCTTTCTTGGACCTGAAGTGCTTTCGGAGCAAAAGTTCGAATCGACTCAATGTCTTCCGCCAGCGAGCCGCCACTTGTATTTGTTGTTACACTCACTGTGATCGATGAAGAGCCGCCAAAGTTGCCACTCGTTAAAGAGGACACACCATTTGCTGAAGGGCCATTACTTACTCTATACTTCGCTACGATTGAATCAGTGATCGTGGGTTGTACACCAAACTTATTCTGTCCAAACTGTATAGAGTACTTTCCGTCATTCTCAGGTTGTAGATAGAATACTTTATCAGTCTCTGTTACACCAAAGATATCGGCACGATATGTATAGGTAATACCGTTGACAGTTAATGTTAGACTTCGTGTATCAATACCTTCATTTGATAGTGTAGTATCAGCAGTCGATAATGTTTCTTCGATCATACGGCCTTCGTACAGATCAACATCTGTTATAGTGTATAAGGTATCGTCTGTGACAGATCGTACAGCATTGTATGCTTTATCAGTAAGGAAGTTATATGTCTTGTTACCACAGCGACCAATGAATGCACGATTAGCAGGTATTGTGAAATAGTTACTATCTAGATTAGCGGCTGTAATACTAATCGTTGCTTTCGTTGCTGAACTTCTTCTACTTGTAGGTAGGTAGTTTAATTCCTTAGCATGACTCAATACACTGTTTCTCTGGCTAGCACTATCAAGGAACATCTCTGAGATGGCCATGTTATAGTAATAGTTATTATAGAATGTGTTATACGATAGAACATCAAGAAGCACATTCATATTCGACCCTTCGTAATCAAAGTCTTTGAATCGACCTTGATTCTTTAGAAAAGTCTTGAGTGCTTCCTTAGTTTCATTGAAGTCTAAGTTTGTTACTGGTGACAAATCTGCCATGTCTATCTTACCCTATTGAGATCAATTGTTAGTGATGATGTAGTAGTGGTATTTATGACACTGAATACAATCTTCACCCTTAGTTCGTTGTTGTCTACATTACCACTTACTTCTACATCTCGAAGATTACATCGAGGTTCATAGGTATTGATTGTAGACTTAATGTTTTCTTTTAGTATGAGCATTGAGTTAGCATCAATGTTCTCGAATAGAGAGCCACGAATGTCACAGCCTATATTAGGTTGAAACAATCTTTCGCCACGATCAGTCATGACTAGATTAAATATACTTTGTTTCACAGCACTCTCGTTGACTACACGAGACAAATCTGTTCTACCAGGTATCTGCTCTAGATTTCGTGTGAAATCAGAGAAGAACTCTTGTGATCGTGTGCGAGGTGTTAATGCCATTTTGTTTACCCTTTATAGTTTATTTATACTAGTATGAAGATGAATCTTCGTCATCGCCTCTAGGTTTTCTATATTCGTCTATGTCGTGCTTACTCATGATATCAACATAGTTCGAGAGTTCTGTACCGGCAAACTTCTCGGGCTGTTTAATATCAACACTGTCTTGTCCAGCTATCCATGATCTTCTATTACCTACGTCTAGATGAAGGAATGTCTTATACACACCAATACCAGAGAAGCCTGCTTTACTTGCCGCAATGATAGTAGATGTTCTGTTCTCGTCATTCACTTTGATGTCTACAGCAAAGCCCGTAAGATGTATGTGATTCGATACACCACCTAGCTTAGAAGTAACATCAGTCTTCTTCTTGACACCATTTATAACTTGATAGTTATCAGGTTGTATCTCCTTCTTGAGTTCAGTATATCCTTCATCACCTGGCTTTAATGTTCTTGTAAGGCCATCAAAGTCAGTTATTTCTATATCTGTGACTTTCTCTATGGTATTCTCTAAAAAGGTATTCAGAAGAGATCCACCAGCCTTCTTCACGAAATCCCATCGATCTTTTGCTTTTACTTTCACTACATTAGGATCTGGTAGAGTAGGATCAGTTACTGTCGTGAGATCAACATAACCCGCATCGCCTGGCTGTAGTCTTGTCTTCACGAGACCTGTTGATCGCCCTGATCTAGTAGATGATGTAACTATATTAGGATTCTCTTTGTCACTAATAACACCATCACCATCTGTATCAAACTGTGCTAGTTCATCACTCTCTTGTTGCTTAACATCTTCATATCCCTTATTCACTTGAGAAGTAATTCTAAGTAGCTTACTCCATACAGAGTTATCGATATCTTGCCATTCTTTATTATCAATCACTGACTTAGAGAAGGTTATATACTGGCCAAGACCATCTTCACTGATCTTACTAATCGCTTCTATCTCGTCTGCTGTTGGACAAGGGTCCGTGACATCTAACTTCTCTCTTGCTGATTCAATCTTCTCTTTTCTTTGTGCATCAGATACTCTAGCACCCCCATTATCTACTGCATCTTTTGTATTGATAAGGCCAACATTCTGAAGTGCTTTAAGTTCTACAGCAGTTGCTTCTACTATCTTGTTTAGTTTATCACCAGGACCACTTAATATGTCTTGTAGTCGTTCAGCAAATAAGCATAATGAATGAAGCATAGCACCAATGTTATTGAACGTCATACGCTGGAAGTTAGCGACCATCTCTGAGATGAATGTCTCAACATTATCTTTAATCTGTTTGATGTTGGCATCAGAGAAGAACTCGTTGACTTGATCAATCTGTCTTCTTACTTTTCTATATAATGCTTTACTAGCACAGCCCATGTTCTTGAGTTGTGGTATGATAGAATTAACGGCCTGTAACACCTTTCGCTTGACTTTCTCTACTAACTTTGTTATAATCTCTTTTATAGAGGCCGTTATAGCATCTATCTTTAACTTAGCGGCTAATGCTTGTAGCTTTGCTTGTACATCAAGATCATTTAGATTCAAGCCGTTTAGTTTATCAACAACTGAGTTAAGAAGAGAGAAGGCTGCCGCTAGATCAAGAAGAGCATTCGCAAACTGTCCACATAGACCCTCACTGATAGTCTTACCAAAATTCTGATTGTAATGGAAGTCTAGATCGTCAAGAAGACCTGTTATACTAGAAGAAGCTCCAACTGGCACAGAATATGCCTGAAGTTCACCAAGTATATCAACTGTTACATTGTTTGTCAACATATAATCAGCTATCTCTGTATAGGTAAGAGGAAACTGGCTATATCTCTCACTTAATGTGGGATATGCCTGAAGGTCTTCACTTCCTAATACATTATTCAGCGCATCTGTAATCGAGACAACAGAACCACGATCTAATTGACTTAATGGATCATTTGTTATCAAACTCGACAGATCAAAGATACTATCGAACACAGCATCACCAACAGTTAGCGAACCTGCTTTACTGGCTATTGGTGTTGTGTTATCGCATTGTATTGACATTTATTCTCTCTTTTCTTTAAATTAATGGTTGACAACGGGCAAAAATGTGTTATAATAAAAGTGGCAACCTAAGTATTTAGTCCATCCCACCTAGTCTAAGTTATCACCAGAGCCAAACATACTCGTGAACACTGCTTTAACTCTCTTCACTAGCGGAGTAAATAAGGGCACGACTGGATGTTCTATGCTCGGTGGCTTGACACACGATGCTATTTCTGTTACACTTATGTTAGGCACTGCTCCAACTGTTGACTGAACTAACTGTGGTGCTATAGATGACGTAATTGAACCAGTTGCTAGGCCCGCTGTTGCAGATGCTGTGCCGTTACCGATATTGACTAGAGATCCATCCATATTGAGTAAGAGAGTAGCACCAATTCCAAGCTGTGCTGTTGAATGAATATCTAATGTACCAATACTCTTAATACCCATCGCACCCCCGGCATTGATTCCCATGACACCTACTGTGCTTAGATTCATTGTCGCAAGTGAGTTCATTCTTAATGATGTTGTGCTATAGATATCGATACCATTATGGCCAACATCTGGATAAGGTAATAGTCCTGCTGATACTGCAGGTAATCCTGTGCTATGTAGCTTAGTATATGACAGACTATGTAGATTCATCTTATACGAGTCAACATGAAAATCACCACCATTCGATGTCATGCCTGGTACTGGAGTTCCTGGTGAAAGACACTTGAAGTACATACCGCCCACGCTTGTTGATGCTTTGAAGTGCTGATGCGCTATCATATTGATGTCATCGCCACTAGCATAGATACCAACACCTAATCCAGAAGCATTTATCTTTGCTCCTGCGTTGAGATTGATGTTTCGAGAGGCTCTTACATTAAAGTCTGTACATTCGATATCAAAGTTACCAGCAATCTGTATCTTACCACATCCATTCTCTACCTTAAGTGTATAATCGTCTTGAATGTTAGTATGCTGTGATCCCGTAATAAAGTTTGACTCTACACCATCAGTTGTGTTATACTTATCAGAGAAAGATTTAACTAGCATAGTACCGTTAGCATCTATCTGGAATACAGAGCCAGAGGAGTGGGAGATCATAATATAATCACTAGAGTTACCATCTTGGCCTGATCCTAGTACGATAAAGTTATCTCCATCTTTTGACTTAACTAATCGATTGTCATAGTTGTTCTCAGGCATCATTACAGGTGGCTCATCAAATGTCTCACCATTTGCTTGCATGACGTTACTATTCTGGAACACTCGCTGACTTAATGTTTGTCCTTTCTGAGCATCTTCACCACCTTGATATCTATGAAGTGGGGGTGCACCAAACTCATTCACTGATTCTGGTGGTAGATAGCCATCTTCTCCTGGCTCACCACTACCTGCAGGCATTTGTAGATGCATACCAGGAAGTCTACCAGTAATGATAGGCTGTTGTGCTTCTCGCCCGTCTATAAAGAAACCAAATACCCATTCACCCACACTAGGAATGACTGGTGCAACACCATAAGTGCCGTCTAATACAGTTGCCCATGGTAAGTGAGCAGTAGGAACACTATTCTCTTGACCCTCATCAGCACGAGGAGGATGAATACCAAACGCTCTTACACGAACACGACCACTATTCGTTCTATCATGAATATCTTCAACTACTCCAACAAAGTGGAGCATATTGTTAAACCCTTCGCTCATTCTGAATCCTTATATTTCAAATACAGTGTGTAAGTGATTGATATTACTAACAAAATGGCTACTGCATCACCACTCATGATAAGCCACCCTTGGTAATTCGTAGAGTCTGTTTAAACTCATCACCACTAAAGTTAGATCCCACATTCATGATAAGATACTTACCACTTCTCTCAGTATCAATCTCTCTGGTACCTGCTAGAGTATTACTAAATTTAATCAGTTCTAGGTTAATAATCATTCCCGCATATAACTTCTCTCTACCATTTATCTCTATATCAAACGCATTCCTATTCATATGGTAGTCCACTATAGGCTTAGTAGTATAGTTCTCATAGAAGTGTTGATACGGCTTCAGCATATTGTTCTTGCCCTTCCCCATACCTATCTGAGGAAAGTCTGTAACCAGTGTAGTAGTAGGCGAATTCTCATCTGCCATAAAGGAATCAAGGAACTCTTGCGAGTGAGTTAGCTTTAAGTCCTCTGGTGCCTTATAGTCTTTGTATTCATCAGAGTAATCATAGGTCCTTTTGATTCTGGACCTATAGTTGATGTCAAGTTCGTTCACGGTCCTGCGGTATCCACCAAGCTTCATATCGTTCATTGTATCGACCTTGGTACCGTAGTTCACTGTGTTCACGCTCTGTTGTGCTATGGTCTGGCCTGTTCCTGTGTTATCATCTACAGTGTTGTATATAAAAAATAAGCGATTCCTGGATTCTTCATCCAGACCCTCAAAACCACTGTATTTATTGGTCAGGTACTCACTCGTGCAGAAATAATACTTCTCTCTTGTCTCAAAGAATCTATATAAAGATGTTTTATTATTACTACTATAGGCTCTTCTAGATAAAAATTGCATTGCGGCATCAGGGTATAGACATGGAACGACTACGACTTGTTCTCCATCTGTTTCTTCTATCTCTATCTCTTTATCTGTATGTGGTTTAAAGTATTCTTCATAGAGAATAGATGCTATATCGCTTATCTTCTGCTTACTAAAGGATCTGCTTATCTCTTTTGTATCTGTTAATAGCTTTTGTTTTGTACAGAATCTTACGGTATACTTTACCATGCGATCATTGATGCTTGATAGTGGCTTTATATCTTCTATAGAGTAGATAAACATGATATGGGTTTGTATATCTCCATAGAAATCTTGATAAGTTATCTCTATTTCTTCTTCACCTATTAAAGGTACCTTACTAAGAAGATCATCACTCTCTTGAATGATTGCTGAACCTGATATAAATGGGCTATCAATGCTTTCTTGTAAGCTCCAGTCTGTTACGACCTTTGTTATATCTACATGGTCGGCGCTTCCCTCGCCCTTTCTCTGGCTCGGAAGCAGGGGCCTAATCTTCATCGAGCGAAGTGTGTAAAATCCTGCTTGTGATTGTTTACGAGTCATTTAATACTCTTTTTAATTGATTTTGTATTGACGGTAGCAATGATTTATTCACAAGCTGTATCTCTCTTCGTTGCTCATTTAATTGTACTTCATAATCATATATACGAACTGGATAAAATTCTGCGACAGCTTCGTTATTTCCTGTTGATAATCTAATATCTGAGCCTTGTGTGCCTTGAATTGTATCACCGTCAACTCCCGCTTGAAATGTATTGCCTACTTGTACCGCACTATTTAATTCACCTGCGCTGATAAAGCCTGTTAATTGAGACCATATTGTTGTGTTCTCGGGATATCCACCAGTATTTACAATCTGATATGCCTGACCTTGTTTCACTTTATCGACTTCGAATCCAGCATTAGAGAATAAATTAATATATGATGATCGATTTATCTTAATATTAGGATCTAATCTGCTTTCATAGTGTACAATATTAGCGCCTATTGTGGCATTCTTTGTCCATTCTATTACCGCATCACCTGTTGTACCTGCTTGATCAGCGTACTGAACCTTTAAATATTCTTGAAATGATGCTTCATCTTTTGGCCAATGTGTGTATGGGTCAACAATATTATTTGAAGATAGTACTAACCAAGCATAAGATGGATCATCATAATAATAAAACGCAACATCTTCAGGCTTTTCTCCCTCTTGGACCGTATAATTCATATACGCAAGGGCATTTGATTCAACTAATTTATCGAGTTGAACCTTACGAGTGATGTCTAATAGAGTAACATCTTTAAATTTTGTTGTTGGAAACTGAGAAAAATACATAATTATGTTCCTGGTGTGAATGTTACGCCATCAATGCCTGTTGCTACAGTGCCAGCAATTTGAGCATCATTAAAGCCCTGAGCCTTTAATTGCGCCTTTGTCATTACTTTTGTATCAGTTTCACCGCCTGGTAAAGACTTTGTTATAGTAACCTCATCAGATGAAACTGCATTATTCTGTGCCACGATACTGCCGTCATCGGTTCTTACCACATTTGAATCATATGTAGGAGATTCTCCGTCATCTGAAGAAAGTCTATCGCTAATGCGGTCATCAATTCTTTCAGCAATTGCTTCTTCAATCAATTCAGATGGTTGATTATCTTCTGCTGTGTGAATATATGCTTCATTTAATGTCATTGTAATACGAATCGCAGAAGGTTTACCACCTTTTTGTATTGCAATTCCGTTTGGTGTATAATCTACTCCTAATTGTGAGATCATAGAAGTCTTAAATCTAAAGTAATATGACTGATCTACACCCATTAAATATA